ATTAAGCCAATGACACCGACTATGGACATGATACCCTTTCAAATTAATTTCTTAATTATATACTGAATTAAAGAAATCTTCAAATAGTTTTTCTTGAGTTTTGTGACAGTTATCTCGTTTAGAAGAATTATTGCCTTTGGATAGCATCTGTAAGTTTGTCCAATGTCCAATTATGTAAGCGGGAATATTATCTCTGAAGCCTTGTAATTGACTATAGATGTGATCCAATTCCCAACCATTGCTACGATCCAATCTATTGGGATTTATCTTATCAAAATAACATTTCCAACTCTCTGCTGTATAAAAAGCAACAGAATCATAATAACGTCTTTTGTCGCTTCGTTGTTCTCTAGGTGTTATTCTGCCTAGATCAACACCTGTTTGATAATTTTGTTCAATGATATCCGATCGTTGAAAATTGTTTTCAACTCCATATTTTTCAAGATTGGTTATTTTGGCTTTTTCTTTAATTAATGGATGCTTAAACGGATTGTCCGTTCCATATTTTGCCATCCAAGTATCAATTTTCTTTTGAAAAACATCTGGATTGTCTACATAATTTTGTTTGACACTTTTGCTTCGTTTTGTGTTTGTTCTATTGTTATGATTGTTATACATTCCAAGTTTGTTTTGATACGTTGCTTTAGCAGAAGAAGATATGAATGTAAGATATTTGTTTTCATTCCATTTAACATATTCGCCAGTTTGAGGACAAGTGGGCCTTGTATAAATTTCGTTAATTATATGCCACACTCGTTGTTTTGCTACTACAGAATCTGGTAAAAAGTTAGTAGCATCTAAAATTTGTTGCCATAAGATAGGATGAGTTTTGTATAGATACCTGGTGGCAGATTTATTTTTACTGGTGTCATTTTTGATAATTTCTAATAGCATGTCTTTCATACTATTATTTATGCCGCTACCCCATAACGAACCAATTATCCAATCACAAACCAACTCGGAGTCTCACCAGCCATGNAGTTCGTGATNTCAATCTCTAACTTATCAAGCATTGCTTGGCTATCTTGCAATAGCTGTGTTCCATTCAACTGATTGCTGCCACCTGGTCCTGGCAAACTCCCAAATTTACTACGAGCTTGTCCCAAACTACGCATACACAATGCTAAAGTATAATCTTTAATCCATGGTTGGCTGTATACGTCATTTAAAATAGTTAAATCAGGTTTAAAGTTTTCAGTCCATAACAAAATAGTTTCTTTATCTGCTCTGGGACGACGCATGATTGTTAGCTGCTTGGTTGTTGTATTAAATGTAAAGTTAAGAAAACCGCCAAACATCTTAGCAGCTTCTTTAAGAAACATGCTATAGAACGCATAAGTGGCAAGACCTCCTACACGACCACTTTGGATCATATAGAAGTTAACAAAGCCTGCTTCAAATGGTTCATATTGACTAGACGTACCACTGTTAGCACCAATATTTCTTTTATAACAATTACGCACACTTATTACTTCTGAAGGCAAAGTATAAGTGTTAGTATCCATTTGCAATTCTAGAAAGCTATAACTTTCCTCAACTGAGTTACTACTTCTTTGACGGAAGCGACCCAATGCATATTTTAATGCAGTCTCATAATGAATGGGATCTAATTCAACATCCATCATGCCTTCGCCAAGACTGTAACGAACGTAGTCAAAGATATCGTTTTTTGTTTCTTGAAGTGTAGCCATCGTACTATTATTTATGATATTGTACGTTGTCCGCAGACTGAATCACACTGTAAAAGACGTCCTGATTCGTAACTATCTTTCTTCCAAGATTCTTCTACAGTGTTAAACCAATTAATACATGTAGCTAAATCATTATCATGCAAACTATTGTTTGACGTAATGGCACTTATTTGCTCATTGACATTATTAAAATATCTATTTCTAAACGTATCTGGACTGAATCCTAGATAACAGCAAGGATATACTTTGCCGTCGCCGCTAATGTAAATGGAGCGTCTATTCTTTGATTTACAACTAATTGTCGTTGCTTCAACAGCAGGAAATTCACGAGGAATATGCTGAATGGCAATTACATCTTTTAACTTAGTATCTTCTTGCCATTTACCTAACTTGTGAGTTAATGTACCTTTGCGATCAAATACAGGTCCAGTATCTCTTCCATGATCGACTAATTCAAAATTATCAAATCCTAATTCTTTAGCAAGAGCTCTGCATTGCTCAACTTGATGCTGATTATGATCGAACTTTACCATTTTCCATACTGCAATACCACCAGTTGATTTAAAGGCTTGTGCATTGGATATTATCTTTTTCCAATCAGTATCCTGTCTATATAGATGATGAGTATCTTCAAGGCCGTCTAAACAGAATTTTACAGTAGGATATAATGTTCCTAAATCTTGCCAAAATTTAATATTTCTGGCACTGCCATTTGTACTGATTTCAATGAACAGTCGAACATTGGAATTTCTAAAATGTTTTACAATATCATATGCTTCAGTATTAGCAGTGATATCTCCAAAATTTCCGTTAATTAGAATTCCCTGTAATTGCTGTATAAATTCTTTACTGAAAGATTTTGTTACTGTTGCTAAACTTAAATTAGTTTCCTCGTATCCAAAATTAATAGGATATCCATTTAGATTACGAGGACATTTAGGACAACGAGCATTACATAACGTGCTCAATTCAATATGTAGATGTCTTATCTCAGAGATGTTAAACATGAAAACCTAAGGTTACTGCGGAATATTTATAGTGCAGTAACCTTAGGTTATTTTTACTTGGTTGCTTTAAGCAGCACAATATCTGCTGATAGTCTGCCATTCAACTCTACAGGCACTGCCTTAATATCCTCAAGATAGGTACGCAATGCAATCTTCCCACTGACAGCAAATTGCTTGAGCTGTTCAGTAGGCTTACGCAGCGTCTTAGCAACTGACTTCTTCTCATCATATCCTAAGATAGTGCTGCCTTTAATACCTAGCTGACCTGCATCTGCGGCAGCAACATACTTGCCCATCTTGCGTGTCTTGATGTTGTAGATCCACAACTCCTTAGCACCCATGATATCTACTGGGTTAACGCTGACAAGATTAAGTTCAGTGTTCTGCACACAATACTTTACCTTACTAACCATTTTCTCTCTGCTAGGAGCTTTCTTAACACGAGCCTTACGCACTGCTTTCTTAACAGCACCATAAGTCTCAAGAGCATCAGTTAATTTGCTGTAAAACTCGCTGAGGTGTTTAAGTTTAGCTTTGTCAATATGACGATAGCCTTCCTTCAACTGTTCATCAGCTGTCTTGCCTTTAGCAGCAAGCAGCTCTTCCATACGGGGAGTGAATACTTCAGCAATTTGATTGACGAACTGTTGCGGGACATTAGTATTGCGGAACCAAGTGACCATATCAGGTACTTCCTTGCCTGCGTCCCAGTTGTCATACCACTCTTCGATCTCGCCGATGATGTCATGAAACTTCTCACGCATACGGTCTTGGATGGTAAGCTTAACGACGCCACCAACATCTGCTGCCTTCTTAGCAGCAATACGCTCACGCCCAATAGTGAGAATCTTCTCAAACTCTTTCTCAATATATTCCCTAGTAGAATCACGCAGAGGAGCGCCCATCATTAGCATCTTACAGACTTTACCTAGTGTAAAGCCCACACGCCATTCCTCAACTTCATTGAAAGCGTGGACATCCTGTTTGGTCCAGTTACACTTACTGGTACCATACTGGCTGACATACTTTACAAGGTCACCACAGCTATTGTGATAGTTGTAATAGTGGATACCGCGCCACCATTCATTATGAACCTTTTCGTCGGTCCAAGTTTCACAGCCCGCCCACTTGGGTTCGGGGCCAGTAAATTTCTCATCCAAGAAGCGAGGAGTGCGAGTCACAGTCTTCTTCTTTGGGGCGCCTTTAAGCAAGGACTTTTTGGCAGTGGGTTTTGTTTTTGCTTCAGCCATAGCAGATCTCCTATATGATTAGCATACAGCCTATATAGCCGTTGTCAATCAATAATGTCCTTCCAGTTGAGGTTCCCAATGCTTAATACTCTCCTTGAGACGCTCAGTGCCAATCATCTCAACACCCGTACGCTCTTGGTCATCTAGCAAACACCGAGCCCAAGTGACAATAGCATAGTCCTTACGTTCTTTAATGGCGCTCATGTAGGCGCTGTAAGAAATAACGAGATCTTTAATTGCCTGTTCGCTGCGGTCAGTCATGTTAGTTACCCCGTATAGTGTTATAGTGATGGATACCAAACGCAAGGATCATTACCGCTACAAGAGCAAGTAAGGGTCCAAAGAGGATAAACAGGTCAGCAGTAGACATTACTTGCTCCTTGTTAGTTTCATCATGTCAATATGGACTGCGATAGCCTCTGCGTTCTGGCTTCCGTATAGCCATTCTGTATCATCGCAGATGGCATACTCTTTAACACTATCCTCAAGGGTGACGATATAGCAGCGGATATCTGAAAACCCTTTGCGTTTAGCATAGGTTTCAATAGTGTGACACATATCGTTCTTAGTATAGTCCATTACGCAACCTCCTTATCACGGAAGTTAACACGGAAACTCAGCATCTTAAGATTGCTCTCAAGCCCGCAGAGTTCGGCACGCTTTACGCCACGCACACCATCGAACCACTCAACCATAATCCACGGCACCAAAGTGCCAGCAGCATTGAGTCCCAGACGCATACCAACCACTTCGCCGCGGGTAGTACCAATAGCACTGGTCCAACGCACACGATCACCAACACGCACACCGCCAACACTGGGTTCGCTAACATTGCTGTAATTGTAACGCATTGCTTGTTCTCCTCAGTTGATAATGTATATTAGCACAGGGTTGGTATCTGTCAACCTTCGTCGACTACATAAGCCAACTTCAGAGGCTTGACCTTACGGGCAATACCATCGAACCACTTGGGGTCCCTACCGTCCGCATCACCGTGGAAGTTCCAGATCTGGTGTGTGCCCCATTCTGCTACATGAGCATCAACAAGAGCAGCAAACTCGGGGCACAAGCCCTTTTCCTTATAAAGGGGCACCACTGTTTCCTTATAATGCTCGTAAGCATTTTTGAAGATCTTAGCCATTTGCTTGCTCCTCATTCCCTATAATACATAATAGCACAGGTGCCCAAAGCGTCAACTGGATTTTTGTAACAGATTTTGTAATTATTTGTAATAATTTTTGTTACAAATCTGTGGTTGACTGAACCCAATTTGGGTATATACTTAGGTAATGTTAGAGAGAAAGGGGTTAAAAATGAGTAAAAATCCATACGCAAAAGCACTCGCTAACCCCTTGTTTCGCAAGCGGGTTTTGAAAGCAGTTAAGGGCAAAGGTGCCTATACCCGCAAGGAAAAGCACATCAAAAAGGGTTGACAGATCCTTGTCCCATGCTATTATGTATTATAGGAAATGAGGAGCAACGCAATGACACTGTCCGTTTACGATCCTGAATATTGGATTAGCCTTGCTGCGTTGCTGTTCACTCTGTTCGTAGCAATCCCCTGGATAGGTAAGAACTTTACATAAGGTTGACACACTCTAAGCAGATGCTATTATACAAGTATAGGCAATGAGGAGTTACGCAATGGACACTGTAACTGACACTGTAACAGACGATTACGAAATCCCTTACGTCAGCGAACGCTAGGAGCAATACAATGCGAAACAATGATGAAGCAGCGAAGGCAATAATGTTAATCATCACTGAACTTGCTTTCTTAGTTGTAGGCACCATCCTCGTAGGTATTGGCACTAACTTTTACTTTGCTATTGGTCTTGCCTTACTTTTGATCTATAACAAGGATAAACCATAATGGATATGGCTAAATCACAATGGCAGGTCATTACTGTTTTGCCCAATGGTACTGAGATCAGCACTGTTGAGTTGCCTGCTCATTGTCTTCATGAGTGGAGTGATCCTTTTGAAACCTGCGTCTTTGAAAAGAATGGTCCCAGCAATGTAGTTGGACAGTTTAAGTCTAAGAAAGAAGCAATCGAGGCTCATGTCTTTTTGGTACAGCATGAGTTGCTGCATGACTTGATGGAAAATAAGGGTTGACACTTCCCAGTCTGGTGCTAATATAACACTATAAACAAGGAGCAGACAAATGGCACAGTGCGATACAAAGCGTGTTAATGTTAAGAGCGTTATCGGTCATCCTGTTTTCCTACAGGGCTTTCATGATGCTATGAACGGTATTGGATTTTATGAGCGGTACGAAACACTGCCTACAAACCAACAGTGGTCATATGAGCGTGGCAGGCAGTTTTACTTTGCTGCTGGCAAGAAGCGTATCAAGCAAGGTCGCGGTGTTAGTCGTGAGGCTATTAAAATGTTTGTGGAACTGAGGACGGATAACTCCATCCTCTAAACGGAGGGCCTCATGACTAAGAAACTAAGACAAACGCATTTTCGTACTTTCTTTCTCACGTCACAGCCAGCATATGACTACTATGGTTATGTGCTGGAGTATTATTGGGATGGCTACGACATGCATTCTCTAAACATTTTGATTGTGCTGTAAACATGACACTTGCTAGACAAGCTATTACTGCTACAATCTATGATAGGCGTGGGAGACAGATTAGTATGGGGCGAAATCGCTATACTAAGAGTCACCCACTCCAAGCCAGACTTGCTCGTGAAGCCGGGCTACACGAAAAGATCTTTCTCCATGCTGAGATTGAAGCACTGGTAAAGTTGCGTGATTGGAGGCGTGCTTATCGCATCGTAGTTGAGAGATATGCCAAGAATGGTGCGCCTGCAATGGCTAAACCCTGTCCCATTTGTCAGCGTGGTTTGAAGTTGGCAGGAATTGAGTTTGTTGAGCATACATAAAACCAGTTGACATACAAAAATATTGGATGTATATTAGTAACATGAATGTTTTTGAAGAGTCACACTGGAGAACAGTTGCTAAAATTGTTTCCTGGAGAATAATACTAACTGCGGTCAATTTCACTTACACTTATATCGTAACAGGAAGTTGGCAAGCGGGGTTGACAGTGGCAGGACTAGCTGCTATATTCAACACTATGATCTACTGGTCACACGAAAGAGTTTGGAATTTTGTTTCGTGGGGCAAGAAAATAAAGGTTGACAAAACCGAAACTGTCGTGTATAAATAAACAACACTAAGGAATACAAGGTTCACTAATGATGTCACATATGCCCAAATGCAATATTACATTTACACGCTGGTATGAAGATACCACGGGGGTTCACGACTGAGTGATTGACATCACTTTTGTTATTGAGCCCCGGGATTAAACACTCCGGGGCTTTTTTTATGACAGGCTGCTACTCCCTAAGCATAAGAGTAGCCCTTGACTGGTACTTGGACCAAATGGTCGAATAGGTGGTTTCCAGCAAGGAGTATTTTAGGTGTTGTTACTCCAGCATAGTTGCTAACGATATGGAGTAATTAACCAGAAGCGTAAGAAGCAGTTGGTACAACCTGATCTGAGTAGGGTTAGTCGAAAGGTGAGGGCATGTTGGGTTCGATTCCCATGGCATTCTGTAACTATGCTGGCGTAACAACATCTTGGACACTTAGCTCAGTTGGTAGAGCATCGGACTTGACCTAAACAGATATGGCTGTGTGGAGTTCAAACCTCCTAAAGGTGAAAGTTAATCCGCTGGTCCTGGGTTCGAATCCCAGAGTGTTCACCATTAAGATCAGTAGTAGTAGTTCGAAATGCTGCTATTTGAGAAAGCACCTGCCGCTTCCGACTATGCGGACACTAGAAAAAGGTGGGGTAAGAGTCCTTGTTAGTCTGGGAATTTTTGGGGTGTAGCTCAGCTGGTAGTAGCAAACGCTTGATAAGCGTTAGGTCGTTGGTTCAAATCCAACCATCCCAACCAGAATACAATCTGAGTTCCGTGTTTCTCGAGATAAACGGTTCCAGACAGTCATCGACCGCTGTTCCCACCGTGGCACAATCGATGTAAAATAAACGAGGGCAAGTGCCAGTTAACGGTGGGCCGAATTATTCCCAGGAAGCCGAGCATGGTGCATGGCCCTGCCTGTTAAGCAGTGATTAGGTGGGATCGTTACCCACACTGGGAGCCAACATATCTCGTTAATACAAGGATTAGTATTGACGAAAATATACCACCCGGTTTCAAAAAAGGAAGAATTACCGCTCATAGATAACGCTGGCTATATCGCTACCCTTTCAAGGTAGAGTACCGAGATCGACACTCGGTGGGCGGACCACTTTTGCTCGCATGAACTAAATGTAAGTTCTCCTGCCTTATACGGGAGTATGTAGGTATCAAATCCTACTGCGAGTAATGCAATATGGTCCTGTACGCATCTGGTGAGGCGACCCCGCTGTCTACGGGGTGAGGAGGGTTCGATTCCCTTCAGGATCGCATAAGCGCCTCAGTTGTATAAATAGTAATGACAATAAAACTATTATACAACTGAGGGCAGCATGTTCTATACAATTTATAAAATTACAAATAAAATTAACAATAAATTTTATATCGGAATGCATAAAACCACAAACCTCAATGATGGGTATATGGGTTCTGGAAAACTTATTCAACGGGCTATTAAAAAGCATGGAGTTGAAAATTTTATGAAAGAAATACTTCACATATTTGACAATGAAGTTGATATGCGTAACAAAGAAAAAGAACTTGTTGTATTATCCGAAGAGAGTTATAATCTTTGCGATGGCGGCAAGGGCGGATTTGGTTACATTAATCGATCAGAATTGAATAATGCTAACAAAGATAAAGAGGCAATATATGAGAAAGTATCTAAATCTTTATCTGGAAGAAAAGCACCATATGTCTCAGATCTCAATAAAGATAGACATAAAAAAGGATCAATGACAAAAAATTATTTTGGTAACAGAGCTGAATTAGATTTGTCAATACAACAAAAAGCCAATTCGCCAGAATCAATCGAAAAGAAAAAAGATACTTGGAAAATAACAGGTAGAGGTAAAGGCGAAAAAAATTCTCAATATAGTAAACCAAGAAGTGAAGAAACTAAACAAAAAATAAGAGATTCTTTAGCAAGAAATAAAGAAATGAAAACTAATAAAGTATAATGCTGCTTTAGCTCAGTTGGTAGAGCACTTGCCTGAAGAGCAGGGTGTCCTTGGTTCGATCCCAAGAGGCAGCACCAGAGCCAATTAATTAAAGGACTATGATATGACTGAAGTAATCGTTCAATATAATTATGACAAGAATCATTATACTCTTGTTGTTCGTAATGTTGATACTGTTAATGACGTGTTTAATTTATTTGAAAAAAATTATCCAGAATATCGCATTTATCGTATTATGGAAATGGATACAACCATATGGTATGGTCAGCCAACTCCTAGTGATCTAAAAATAGAATATATTGGTTCATGGTAAGTCTCAGGTCTGCAAAACCTTGAGAGCCAAATTCGATTCCAAGAGGCAGCACCATTAATGCTCTGTTCGTCTATCGGGTAGGACGCTAGGTTCTCAACTTGGAGAGAAGGGTTCGTAACTCAGAGGCAGAGTAGCCGCCTCTTAAGCGGCAAGTCGAGATTTCAAAATTCTCCGAACCTACCATAGTTGATCTGGATACACGAAGTGGGCGATACCCACTTAAACAAGCGTGTCGCAGTGCTAGACAATATGGAACAACACGTGAGTTCCAGCAAATTTAGGGAGCTATAGCAGTGGGTTCTGCAACAAACAAGTCCAAATTTTTGGAGAGGGTTCGAGTCCCTAGCTCCCGCCATATTATGCCTCCGTAA